GGATTCTTAGAGGGTCTGAAAGGTCATTTAAAAGAAAACGTAGCTCAATTATATGAGAACCAAGCGTCTTTCTTAATCAACGAAGCTTCTGCGACAGATTCATCTGGTTCATTCGAAACAGTTGTATTCCCTATCGTTAGAAGAGTATTCTCTAAATTATTAGCGAATGACATCGTATCAGTACAAGCTATGAACTTACCAATCGGTAAATTGTTCTACTTCGTACCTAAAATCCAAGGTTATAACACAGGTACTACTACATCTGGTGACCACTACGCTCCAATCGGTTCTCCTGGAAACTATCCTGGAAATCCTGACGCAGGTTATCAAGGTACAGGTGCATATGCTAAAAACCTTTACGATTTATTCTATGAAGGTTCTGAACCTACATTAAATCCAGCAGGTTTATTCGACTACTCAAAAGGTAGATTTGAAGTTATCACTGCTAACACAACATTACAAGTTTGGTCTGACGGTAACTTAGTAAACGCAGTTGACGAATACGATGGTAAAAACGTTAGAAAAGTAATTATGAAATTATGTGGTTTCGCTAACGCAGGTGCTGGTAAATTAATCGGTCCTGATGGTAACGAAATGGATAACGAAGCATTCTTATCTGACTTACACATTATCGCAGGTCCAGGTTTAGAAGTAAGTACTGCTAGTACTTGTACTGTAGAAGATGCTACTTCTTTATCTTTCAGAGTTGTTACTCAACAATATGGTAAAGGTATCGTTCAATACGGTGAAAACACTAAAACTAACTTCCCAAGAACAAGTGGTAGTAACCCAGCAGGTAACGGTGGTTCATTCTATGACATCTGTGACGCTACAGGTTGTATCTACTTAGAAGTTGATTTACAGTGTCCAGTATGTGCTACTTGTGGTCAAGATTCTCTTGACGGTTACACAGGTACTACTATTGAAACTGCAGCTTCAGGTGACTCTTTCATCGGTGTATACAGAAGATATGAAGAACTTGAATTTGAAGATAAAATTGGTGAGGTTTCTTTCGACTTAGAATCAGTAACTGTTTCTGTAACTGAAAGAAAATTAAGAGCACAATGGTCTCCTGAGTTAGCTCAAGACGTTGCGGCTTTCCACAACATCGATGCTGAAGCTGAATTAACGGCTTTATTATCTGAACAAGTTGCAGCAGAAATCGACCGTGAAATTTTACGTGACTTACGTAAAGGTGCGGCTTGGACATTACGTTGGGATTACAACGGATGGAAGAGAGTTCCTCAAACTAACGCTTACACTCAGAAAGATTGGAACCAAACATTGATTACGGCAATCAACCAAATCTCAGCTCAAATCCACAAATCTACTTTAAGAGGTGGTGCTAACTGGATTGTTGTTTCTTCTGAAATCAGTGCAATCTTTGACGATTTAGAATACTTCCACGTATCTAACGCGGCTCCTGAGCAAGACCAATACAATATGGGTATTGAAAGAGTTGGTACATTAGCAGGTAGATACCAAGTTTACCGTGACCCTTACTTCCCACCAAACACTGTGTTAATGGGACACAAAGGAACGTCATTGTTAGACACTGGTTACATCTACGCTCCATACGTACCTCTACAATTAACTCCTACAATGTACAATCCATTCAACTTTACACCTATCAAAGGTATTATGACACGTTACGCTAAGAAAATGGTTAACAACCGTTTCTACGGACGTATCCAAGTTGATGGAGTTAGAACATTTGACTTAAACGAGTTAAGATAATCAATATCTTAATGATATCTAAAAGGGGACTATTATTAGTCCCCTTTTTTTATTTTATAGGTATTTATATAATATGAATAGACTACGTCAAATAATCAGAGAACAGTTATTGTTAGAGAAGAAGATAGGTAGCTTAATCACTAAGATTGAGGTAACCTATTCATTTGAACTTGATAGAAGTCCGCACGCATATGATAGAAGAACTAGAACTGATATAGAAGATTATAATACTAAAGAAATATCTAACGCCGAAATTAAATATATTATTGAACTTGGTCGTAAAAAAATTGCCGAATTAATCGCTATAGGTGACATTAAAAATAATGATTATTTTGTAATTAAATCTCCTGAAAAAGAAATCGCGATTGCAATCAAAGCCATTAATGAAGGTGGTGTTGGGTGGAAATTATTAATTGTTACAGTATTCCGAGAATCCTACGAAAACCCTTTTAGAGTTGGTGAAGACCAAATAGTTATTTGGGTATAAAAAAAGACGGAGGGTTGTATCTAAATCGTTCCTTCTCCGTCCTAATTGAGCTTCTTTCGACTCAACAACTATGATTGATTTATTTGTATCTAAATCGTTTCCCTCAATCACAATACAAATATACGGCGGATTATTTAATCTGCCAAAAGTATTTTAAAAATTTAAACTATTTATATAATAAATATTATTTGAATGTCTTGTAGAAGAAAATTATTAATAACCGAAGAAGAGAGAATAGGAATATTATCTTTATATGATATTGTTGAACAAGTAACTCCTGCTGGTAAAAATGAATATACTATGTCAGGACAATCATTTTTTGATGATGGGAAATATTCAGGGTTTTCTAAGAAAGATGAAAAAAAATTAAAGTCTGATTTAGAAGGAGCCGCAAATTTTTTAAGAAATAATAAAGGTAGAATTACTTACGTTAAAGTTATTGCTAGTGAATCTCAAGTAACAAATTATGATAGAGAAAAATACCCGTCAACAGGTAAGTCCGAAGATTTTACAGAAGAAAAATCTTTAAAACCTTTAGAGTTATCAAGATTAAGAGCCGAAACTATGAAAAATTATTTAAAACAATATTTTTCAAGTTTAAAATCTCAAAATGTTATTAGTGAAATGCCAATATTTGAACCATCAGAACTTATATTAGGTAATACTAAATATGTTAAGGGTCAAAGTAATAAGAATAATCCTGATTACGATAAAGAAAGATATGTTAAAGTAATTTTAGCGATTAAACCACCTGAGGAATGTATTATAGGACTAACTGTTGAGGTTATGTACAAAAAAGATAAATCTTCACAACCATCAATAGGTACTGATGGTAGACCATTTAGTTGTAGAGGGGACCACGATTGTGATGTTGCATTGTTTGATGTTAAATTAAATGGTGTTTCAATTGGTAGAGCTAATTTAAATAACGGAGAGAAAAATCCGCCAATTGGTGGTGATAGAACAAGTGGAAAATTAGTTGTGGATGATGCCAAAGCAAAGGCGATAATAGGTAATGAAAGTAAAGATATTGTAATTAGTTTACAGTGTCTGTCCCCTTCAGATTGTCACTCTGATAGACCTGAAGTTAGAATAAGTAAAGGTAATACAGTTTTATTTCATCAGTGTACTCCCGCTATTGGTAGAGGTGTTACAGGTGATATTAAAATATTGGAATTGGATAATTGTGGTAATTTAAAGAAAAAAGGGGTTGATAGTGGTCAACCGACTAAAGTTGACAGTCCTTCAAATAAAAATTTACCAAAACTAACAGGTAATGTTAAAAAATTAGAAATGTTAAATCCTGAAAAAACCACTAATTTCTATATTGAAAATGGTATTATTAATAAAAAACCAGAGTCTGATGGAACATACATTGTATTAAAATACTTTAAACACACTCCAACAAATACTGAATGGTTTGCTGGAGATAAACTTAAAGTTATTCCAAAAACTGAAACGTCTACAATAGTCATCAAACCAATTATTGTTAATACAACTAACAACGATTCTGTTAAAGTTGCAACTGACAAATTTATTAATGGTGGGTTTTTTGGTAAAACTCCTAATACTGATGGTTCTTACACTTTATTAAAAGATGCTGGTTATAATGGAAAAATGTATAAAACAGGTCAACACATTATATTCCAAAAACCAACTACTTAATAGTATCTGGAACCACGGTCATAGTGTCTACGATAACAGGAACACTATAAATCAAGTCTTTTTCTTGGTCTGACATTTTACCAAAACTTTCGTTCCAAGCTTTCTCCAACATTTTTTTGTGTTCTCTTTTAGAAACTTTTCGTCCGTCGGCAAGTTGGATTTGTGTAGCGCAAGAAGATAAGAAGATTACTGATAAGATTACTAATACTAAGTTTTTCATATTGTTTACGTTTAATTACAATACAAATATACAACTTTTTTTTTAAATAAAATTATTTATTTTGGAAAACTTTCCAAACAATCAATAACCATCTTACCTGTTTTATAATTAGTTGCTAACGGAATGTCGTGGACATTACAAATTCTTAATAACATACTAACGTCCACTTGGTGTGGGTGTACTTCTAAAGGGTCTATAAAAAATATTACGGCATCAATCTTACCCTCAGTAATCATAGATGCAATTTGAGCATCTCCACCCATAGGACCACTTAAAACAGTATGGACTTTACTTAGTCCTGCGTGAATCAAATGTTTACCTGTAGTACCTGTGGCAATAACTTCAACATTTTCAGAGGTGAAAAAATCTAATCGTTTCATAATAAATGAAACCATATCAGCCTTTTTACCATCGTGGGCAATAACCGCAATCTTAATTCTATTCTTCAACAGGTGCATCTTCAACGACATTAGGTATTGATAATTTTCTAATTGCTTTAGATAAAACTTCAGATTCCTCTAATTCAAAAATGTTTTTAGAGTAAGCCGATTTTGAGGCTTGTATAACACAGTAAAGAGCTTGGTCAGGTGTCATATCAGTTACAAACTTTTCCAAGTCTTCAATATTGTAATATGCTATACTGTCAAAAAGAAATCCCATAGGTTCTTTTAAGTTTTCTTGAGTGTTTTCCATAAATCAAATATTTATAGATAATAATACAAATTTTTTTTATAAATGTATAGAGATAGACTTGAAGAAGATGTTAGAAATTGGTACTTTAAAAAACCAATAAATGAGGCTACCTCAGATTCTGCGGGAAGGGGTTCATATATCGCACCATTACGATTAGGTAAAAAAATATTTGATAAAAGTCAACTAACTCCGTTTGATGAACCTGTTTCAAAATATTTTAGTCCTTTATTAGCGGTAGATAGTTATGATGGTACAATGGACGAACCTAAAAAGGATATAAAAAAAATTGAGTCAAAGGCGAAAAAAAGTTCTGTGTATTCTAAAAATCATTCCATTCAAAATGATGATGACGGAGATATTATTAATCCAACCCCTGGTAGAAACAAAAAAATTAACGAAATTAGTTCTACAGTAACTGCAGGACCCTACTCCGCCCCAATAGAAATAGGTTTAAAAAAATGGTCTGACAGTGAATTGGGTCCATTTAAAGAACATTCAAAACATAGAATAAATAAAAAAAGTAAGCAAAAAACATTGAAAAATAATATTAAAACAGTTATTGGTGTTTGGGAAAAAGATTCTAACGGAAGTTATGAACGAGATGTTCACGATGCACATACTGTAAGTGAGTGGGTTGAAATTACCGAAAATACAGTTGTTGAAGATTTAGGGGTTTGGTTTGGTACTAAGAAAAAACCAAAAGGTAGTAAACAACCTAAAGGTCCTTGGGTTAATATATGTAGAAAAAAAGAAGGTGGAGGACATCCCCCATGTGGAAGACCCGAGGCAGATTCAAAAGGTTACCCAAAATGTAGAGCGGCAGGAGTCGCTTCTAAAATGTCTGATTCACAAAAAAGAGCGGCTTGTGCTCAAAAGAGAAGGGCTGAAAAAAGTGACCCAAAAGTAGGAACAGGTAATTCACCAACTATGACTTCGTATAAACCAAAAAAAAAGACTCAAAATGAGTCTTTAGAAAAATTGGTTAGGAAAATTATTAATGAGATTACTCAGGGATAGCCGGCTCATTGTTATCTATTTTTCTTAAAATAGAGGACAATGAATATTCTATTTGAGAAGTAATTTCATTTTCATATGCTTGTCTTTCACGTTCAGTTCTATTATCGTACATACGTGACAATCTTTCCCACTCCTTGAAATTTAGTACAACGTCATAGTGATAAACGTGATTCGTGACACTGATTTTACCCCCATCTAAAATTACGAACAATCCAAGTTTAGAGTTTTTAATATACCTCTTACCTGAAATTGGGGCAATAAGAAATTTAGAGTCAGGATTATTAATTAATTTACGGCAAATTGTGCTACAAATTCTAACGTTATCATCAACCGGAGTCGAATTGTAGTTAGATTTTTTTGCCAACCAAATGGCAGATTTTACATACAACTTTTTTACCAAACGTTTAATAATTTTATCCATGAGTATTCAATTTATTCCTACAAAAGTATAAACAAAATATCTAACGGCAAAAATTATTTTCGTTTTTTTGTAAAAATAATTGCGGCTTCTGTGACGGCCAAAACAGCAACAGCGGGTAACCAAGCTCCTGTCACACCACCTAATAAAATACCAACCGCGGCCACACTAGTACATAATGTGGTTTTTTTCCACTTCTTTATTGATTCCGTTTGAGTTATAGATGTAACTTCATTTCTTAATTGAGACACTTTTAACGTATCAACAAGTTGAAAATATCTTTGGGATAATAAATTATAGTCGTAGTCCGCATTAGATAGTTGTTTGGATAGATTTTCATTACTGGTCACTAATGAATCATTTTCAGATGAACATTTCTCAAGTCTTGACAACTTTTCTAATAGTTTAACTTCCTGTTTTTTTGTAAAAAAGATACCAGAATCACCTTTAAGGACTATTCTTTTTGGATAATCCTTTTGTCCATAAACTATCACGTTTAGGGTCAGAATAGTACTCAGTACAATTAACTTCTTTAATAATTTCATTTTTTTGAATTAATACAGTTTCTTTTGGTTTTGTTGGCACCATAACAAATACGGTGTCAACCTCAATTTTTTTTCTATCCTCTAATAATAGTAATTTTTTTTCGTATTTCAATAGCTCTATGCTATCGTTAAGTTTTACTATTGTTTTTTCAAACTTTTTTGTTTCTTTGGGATAGACCTTA